TCTTTATACTTATCCATCGCTACTACTTTGAGGTCTGGAAATTCTAATCTTTCTTTGTAGGCATCCAACAGTATGATGTTAGGCACTATTGAGCCTTCGTCTTCATCTTCTTTATAAAATACACCCCAAGTAGTGCAAGCGGAGTAGTCTGCTCTTTGCGACTTTAAAAATGCTGTGTCCCAAGATTGTATGATGAACTCGCATTGAGGAGGTTCGTTGTAGTTCCAATCTTGCCACCACTCCCTTTTCACTAAAGCACCTTCTTCAGCAGTGGGGTCTTGCTGATATTGTGCTGACCACTTAGATGCGGGCAGTTCTGCTCGAAGTGCTTCTAATTCTTCAAGCTTCCAAAACTCAGACCATAGTGGATTGCCTGATGGAAGTATAGCGGGTAATTCTATGACTTCCCATTGGTCTGCACCGCCTCTTTTTACAGACGCATCAACTACTTGACCTGTGAGGTCTTTTTGATGCCATCTAGTCATAACTACAACAATAGCTCCTTTGGGTTGTAGTCTTTGTCGTGGACCTGAGGTGTACCATTCGTAGGTCCTATTGAAAATGTTTACATCAGAACTAGCACCCTCTTGTTCACTATGAGGGTCATCTATAATTAATAAGTCTGCACCTTTACCTGTTACAGCACCACCAACACCTATCGCAAAGTATTCTCCGCCCTTGTTGGTATTCCATCTTCCTGCTGCTTTGCTATCAGCTTGCAAGCTCACATTGGGGAATATGTTCTTATAGTCTTTACTGTTAACAAGGTTTCTAACCTTTCTACCAAATCCCACAGCCAGTTCAGCCGTGTGTGCGGTTTGTATAATCTTCTTATCAGGATATCTTCCTAGAAACCATGCGGGTAAAAGAAAAGAAGCAAATTCAGACTTCGTATGTCTAGGTGGCATATTGATAATAAGTCTTTTAAGTTCGCCATTCGCAACTCTTTCAAAAGCCTCCGCCATAATCTCATGGTGTTTACCATGTATAAAAGCAGACCACATCTCACCAACAAAGGTGAGGAACTTGTCGTGGCAATGTTCCCGAGACTTAGCCTCTTCAAGTTCCTCTAGTAATCCTAATAACTCTTCTTTCTCATCTACGGATAAGTTTTGAATCTTACTTAGAACACTACTCATTGTTCTAAAAAGCTAGAGTTCTTAAATCTGTGTATTGTTTCATCAGCTATGACAGAATTGCTCGAAACTATAATTGTAAAAGCAAACATCAAAGTGAGAAATAATCCTATTAGAGATATAGCAAGAAAAATCTTTTTCTGTTTTCTATTCATATTCTATCTAGTATATAACTAATTACTAATAAATTACTAAACAAAACTACTAGAAGCAAACTAGGAGAGAAGTTATCTAGCCTAGATGAATACTAAACTAGATATCAACTAGGTATATCTATCTACAGATTCTACAACTATGCACCCCTTCACAAAAAAATGCAACTATTTTTTTTCGGGTCTAGGAGTCCCTAGACGTTTTCTAGGAAAAGGGGGTAGGCATACTAATAAAACCTGATAGCAAAATGCGATATGGTTGGGAATAGTTGTAATTAAATGTGCAAATCACTATGTATATATGACGTGCGTGCGTGCGGGCACACAGGGGGGTGCGGGTGTACGAGAAGCTGGCTCAAAAATAGGGTGGTACTCGCTGGGATTTGTCTCTTCTTATTAGGTCGCTCTCGCACACATGCACATGCACCTCTGTTTGGCTCGCATGTATGGGTACGTCTGTGGGTGTGCTGGTCGGTTACTGATTGTCCTCTTCTAGAAGTGCCAATATCCTTTCCTCTATCTCCTCTTCTATTTGGTCTGTGGTTCGTGCTTCTTTTGTCTCTACTACATCCGAGAACAAGGCGACAGTCTTTCCTAACAAATGTAATGCTTGCACTCTGCTAGAGTCTGAATCGGCTTCCTGACTCTCCTTGTATAGTCGTTCCAAAACATAGTTCTTTATTCGTAGGTTAGAAGCTACTGCCGATGTCTCTCTCTTCTCGATAGCCTTCTGTATGCTTAGTGCTATCTTAGGGTTCGCCACAAGCTTACTTGCTTCGACCTCTACCCATTTCGGTATCTTGCCTTCCTTAGTTAAAGCTACGTCATATACCTTCGCATACGCTTCCTTGTAACTACCCAACTTGCCCTTGATTATTTCATCAACAAAGGCTCTCTGTTTTATGGTCAGTTGGTCTTTCTTTTTTACTATCTCTAGTTGCGGTTTTTTTGTCTCATCCATAGGAGGAATATTAACTCGTCACAGGTTCTATGGGAACGCTCGCATGTTGCTCTCACTTATGTAGATACGAATGCAGTTGCAAATGAGGATAAGAGGAGTAGAATAGATTCCACAGAGCAAACGGATGACCCTCTTTAAAAGCTTCGCCAGCCCCACGAGGGGTTGAAGGTTCTAGAAGTAGGATGCGATTAGGTTCGAATATTAGTGAAGGTCGCATACGAATCCGCCTAAGAAAGTGGCTAGTGTGAGAGAGTGTAAAGGTTAGGTGACAGATGACCGAAGAAGCAAGACTCATAAATCCCAAAGGGAACGAGTGTGTCGTTCAGCTATCGAGGAGATACCTGATTGGAACGTAACATTAAAGAGACATACTTTGAAACTTTGGGGACAGTACCTCCTACTGTCGCTGGATGTGTGTCCAGCCTGATGAAGCGAAAGCAGAAACAGTAAACTATTAACCAATTAATATTTAGGAGAAATTATGAAAACTTTATACAGAGACTTATGTGACGAATTAACTACTCACATACAAGAGATAGCTAAACTACATTGTGGCGTTGATGCTGAAGACATTGAGACTGATGGTCTGTGCCTTGGTGAGTGTACTTGGAAAGAAGGAGAATTTTCTGTGAAGACTGACTGCGGTTGGATTCTCAACATTTATGAGAATGAAAGAGCAGTTAAGTTGAGGAACTTAATTGATGGACTTTTATTTCCTTATGGCTACGCAGTTGGAGACCCTTATTCTGATAGGGAACTTCATGTCTATAAAATTAGTGAACTCTAACCAATGTTTAGAGGGGGGATGCCTAATAAGTGTCCCCTAACTGTCAACAGGTGTGTGCCTGTTCTGATGATGCCTGTTAGGGCGAAACAGTAAATTAACTAATTAATTCTTAGGAGGAATTATGTTTACTTTAAAAATAAAAAATGAGACTTCAAGAAGAAAAGCCTTGGCTGACTTCAGAGGTCAAAAGTCTGACCCTTCAATTTATGAACAAGCCTTTGATGGTTCTTTTATTGTTCATGGCGGTAGCGGTGGCAAATGCTTTTGGGTTGTTAATCCAACAGAGCGTGATGAACTGCTTAAAGCTAAACTTGAAGAAATGTTAGCTAAGTTAGAAGAGGGCGGTAGCTATCAATTTGATGATACTGAAATTAACTCTGTTATTTGTGGTGGCTCTGATGACTACAATGGAGTTTTCCAAAATAGAAAAACAGGTGATTTCATACATGGGTATTGGATTTTATTTAACCCTTCAATCAATGATTATGATTGGCAAGAATCTCAAGATGCTTACAGGTCTCTTGGGGAACAAAAATAAATAATTGTGGGGGCGGTCTAATAAACTGCCCCTATCTGTATCAAGGTGTGTGCCTTGACTGACGATTCCAAAAGGATGAAACAGATTTATTAACTGATGATTTCTAGGAGGTAAAAATGAAACCATCAATAGCTAGAGCGATTGCTCTTAAAACTTTGGAAGGGGGGATAACTCCTTTCCTATTGGGTGGAACAGGTGTCGGTAAGTCGGCAGTTGTTCTTGATATAGCAAATGAACTTGCTGGGAACAGAAAGCTATCTGTAGATAATCTTGCACCTAACTCAAAGGAGTTTGGGTTCATAGATTTCAGATTGTCTTTGCTTGAGTCGGTAGACCTTGGAGGTCTGCCCTATCTTGATAAGGACAATAATCAGAAGCGAGCGTTCCTTGGTAATCTTCCAACAAAAGGTGAAGGTCTTTTGTTCTTGGATGAATTTGCACAGGCTCATCCCAGCGTTCAGACTTTGGCTGGACAATTAATCAAGGAGAAAAGACTTGGTGAATATGTTCTGCCTGAGGGATGGAAAGTTGTTTGTGCTGGTAATAGGTCAAGCGACAGAGCATCTTCTAACAAGATACCTTCTCACGTTGTGGGTAGGGTGTCCTTGATAGAGTTTGAACATGACTTCAACGATTGGTCTAAGTGGGCAACATCACATGGTGTTGACTCAAGAGTTATGGGTTACCTTAACTACCAGCCACAAGCGTTGAATGACTTCGATTCTAAAGAGTTGGGTTCTCAGCCTTCCCCTAGAACTTGGACTAATCTGAGTGACGTGCTGAAGACTAATCCTGATGAATCAATCATACAGGAACTAGTCAAAAGCTTTGTGGGTGAAGTGCAAGCGATTGAGTTTAAGAACTTCTTACTGCTAATGAACGACATACCGAACTTGACTGAAATAGTTGAGGGAAGATGTAAGCAGACTATAGAAGATGTTGGACTTTGTTTTGCTACTGCTACTGCATTGATTGACGTTGTGACAAATGCAAACGATAAGAAAGTTTTCACTTACTTTGAGAATGCTTTGGACTTCTTCAAGGAGTGCTACCCAACACCTGAGTTTTCTATCTTCTTTGTTAGACAATGCACAGAGAAGAGAAGCGAACTCATTGACACAGATTCTTATTCAGCCTTCAAGTTGGCGAATAGGGATTTGGAGTATTAACCCTCTGAGGAGTCTGTGAGATTCAGACGAAACATTAAACTAGGTATCGGTGACGACCTAACCCTGTGACAAGGGTGTAAGGGTTTCACGAACCTACTGCTGTATTGCAAATACTACAGGTAACTGCAACACACCAGTAGGAAATAGTGAAATATAATTATTAACCAGTATTTATTTTGTTTAGGAGGTTTTTATGACAGAAAATACTAATACTACTTTGTCGCAGAATGCCATGCTAATTCGTTTAACTACGAAATTTTGGAGTGGCATAAAAGCAGACAAAAGACTGAGAGGACACTTGGCTGAAGATAAGAATGCTGAGTCGGACTCTCTTCACGTTTCTAAACACTTGGTCGGCAAGAATGCCAACAAGTATTTTAGGAGAATAATTAATCAAGTACGCAACAATGTTTACTACCCTTTGACTTTGCCTTGGGATGACAATACGTCTGATGGTGATGGAAAGGTTGTAAGCGGTTGGAGACTTTGTCCCAACAGGGAATTTGATAGAGTGTGGCAAGCTTTAGAGGATGCAAAGACTGAATTTTATAAAGAGGTTGATGCGTTCTGTGACGAGTACCCACAGTTAGTTGAGGATGCTAAGTTACACCTCGGTGAAGCTTACGACCCTGACGATTATCCCCACGTTGAGGACATACGTTCTAAATTCAAATTTGATATTGAGCCACAGGTTATTCCTGATACAGGTAACTCTAGAGATATTAGACTTAATGTTTCTGCTAGTGTTCAAAGAAAAATTGAAGAAGCTACTGAAAGCAGAATCAGAAAAAATGTTGCTAATGTTTTTCAGACTACTGTTGAAGCTTTGGTAGAACAGGTCGAGCATATTGCGGACAAATTAAATAACTATGACTCGGACAAGGTCTTCTTTAAAGACTCAAGCTTCGATAAGTTAAGGCAAGCGTTAGACGTTCTGCCTTCTATCAATGCTGATATCTTGGGGAACGACCCTTTCATTAATCAGTCACATGCTGAGTTGGTTGGAGCGTTAGCAAAAATCAATGACGTATCAAGCCTGAGAGGTGATGGCGAGTTAGAAGAGACTAAGAGAAAATCTGTAGCTGAAGATTTAACACAAGCTATAGACCCCATCAAGGATGGTATCTTAGGTAAGCTTGGAGGTAACAATGACTAACACTTCACAAGAATTGTTTGACAATTACCTAGAGCAAAAAGTTATTAAGGCTAGAGCAAGGCTGATGTCTAAAGATATCGGCATTGCTTCTATGCTACTGAACTTGCCTTTGGTTGAGTCTACTGACATACAAACAATGGCTACAGATGGCACACAAATAAAGTGGAATAGTGGCTTCGTTGCTAAGACTTCTGACGAGGGAGTTGAAGCGGTGTTGATACATGAAGCTTTGCATGTTGTGTTTGAACATCCTTTGAGGTTCGGTAACAGGAATCACAAGCTTTGGAATGTTGCTTGTGACTATAGTATCAATAACTATTTGTGGTACGAACTAAACTACAGACTGCCTGAAGGTGGACTGTGGAATTATGAGTACAACAGAATGAGTGCTGAAGAAATTTATCGAGTGTTAAGCACTGATGATGAAGCTTTTCAGCAAGCTTTGGAAGATGCTAATGATGTTGCTGAACAACAAAGGCAACTACAAGAATCAGATAACCAGCCTAATGACTCTGAAGAAGAAGAGGATTCTGACGAGGGTGAGGGCGGTCAAGGTGAAGACTCTGAAGAGGGTGGAGAAACTGAGACTGGTAAATATTCTGATGGAACTGGTTCTAGTGTGGATAAGTTTGATGCTTTGCCTGACCTTGTTGGTGAGATTATCAAGCCAACAGACGAGCAAGGTAACGAACTTGACTCCGCAAAAATTACCGAGATAGCTGACAACATAAGGTCTAAGTTGTTCATGGCTGACAAGATGTCTAGCCTTAGTGGAACATCTTCCCTTAGAGGTGCAGTTGAAAAGGTCAAAGGTCAAACCAGCGATTGGAGAGAAGTGCTGAGAGATATGTTAGATATGTCTATCAGCAGAGACCAATCTTGGGCAAGACCTAACAAGAGACATTTTCACAGAGGTGTTTATCTGCCTAGCAATATCAAAGACCCTAGCGGTGGTGCGGTTGCTATAGCGATAGACACTAGTGGTTCTATCTCTCAGCATGAACTAAACATTTATGCAGTTGAGATAGACGAGATAGTGAGGTCTCTTAATCTTGAAAGGGTTCATGTTTGTTACTGCGATACGACAATCAATTCTAACGAGCGTGGAGAATTTTGGGATGTCTTTGACCTAGCCAATGGTGAAGAGATTGAATTGGAAATGAGGGGTGGAGGTGGAACTGCCTTTGACCCTCCCTTCAATCTCTTCAACGACCATTCAGATGATGTTGATGATGTTTGTGCATTTATCTACTTTACTGATGGTTACGGAGAAGTCTCACCTGAGGTTGAACCCAATGTTCCTGTTATTTGGGCAATCACCAACGAGTGGAAGGCACAATCCTCTGAAATGCCTTTCGGTGACGTAGTTGAAGTTGATGTTAGGAACTTCAGCTAATTAGAGAGCGATACAGGGCAAGTTAATTTCGGACATATACGAGGTTAACTTGCTCCCTGTTCGTTGCTCTACGCTCAAATATGGAGGTCGTTTTTCTCAAAACTAATCGGAAAATGTGTGTTTTCCCTGATGATGGCACAAAAGTGCCGAAATTAGTTTATTAACTATTACTTAACCTAAGGAGGTAATTATGAGTAATGAAACAGAATGGTTGGTTATAAAAACCAACAAAGATAAAACTATATTCACACAAGTCGTTGAAGCAAACGAACTCAATGAAGCTTTAAATCTAGCAGAAGAGAGTTTTGATTGGGTAAGACAAGGCGACATTTTCTCGTCTTGCCTAGACTCTTTTGCAGAACTTTGTGATGAATTTGGTTTAGAAGATGTTGATATTCTACCTGACGACATACAAGCGTTTTCAAGGGAGGATGACAATGAGTAAAGCATTTAACAAAATAAATAGACTCTATGTAGAAGCAAAAGGCGAGCAATTAGCAAGCAAGCTTGAGCATAGAATCTACCAGCAGTTTGTTACTGCGTATAAGGAAGAAATTGAAACTGTTTCAATGCCTATATCACCTATACTCAATGATGTTGATGAGGAAGAGTGGTTTAAGCAAGTAGCAGAAGCAATAGAAAATCTTACTTTTCATTATTATGTAAAGGAAAATGATGGTTTTACTTACAGACTTAAACTCAATGAAGATAATACGTTTAGCCTGTCTCAAGTAGGACAGTCTTGTCTTTTGATAGGAGGTAAGAATGAAAAGTGAAAAAGAATTTCTTGAAGAGTCTGTTAAGACTCTTATAGATATTAACTCTAAAATCTATACTCAAATCATAGGCACGAGGATTGAAGACATACAAGGAGATAATCCCAAAACAGTTGAGATGTTTGACTTGTTAAGTTTCTACAATGAAAACATTTTCATAGTAGAAAAATGGTTGGATAAACTCTACCCTGAAAGGCTGGAATCACAGGAGTCTATAGAAAAGACTAGAGCGAGGAGACTTGCTTTCAAGCTTGTCAATAATAAAGTTGAACTAAGGGAGGATAGATAGGAAGATAAATAAATTAAAGGCGGTAGCTACTTCGGTAGTTACCGCCTTTTTTTTTGGTCTAAAATTAGTGAAAATCTCTTCCACTTCAGTGTGAAAAAATAAAATATTTACTGGTATATTTTTTGAATAGCGTGTGCGTGATAGTAGTTACTAACGTGCTTTAAAAAAAATATTTACTGGTTAACTGTTAGTCTGGTCAGGTAAACTAACACCAACTTAGATTTTTTATTGATTGATGTTGACCTGTTTTTTCTTTAGAAATGTTAAAATAGTAGTAAACAAGGAGAAAATCTATGAAAAACAAAATATCAGATGCAAGAAGAAATCAAGCTAATAAGCAAGAAGAATTTTTGCGACCTATAAAAATCGCAGAAGAACTAGGTTATGAGTTTGACATTCATTTCTTTGGTGGAAATATAGTTTTTTACAAAACTAATAATGATGGTTTCAAAGTCTATTCTACAATAGCTGAGATACTTGAAGAGTATCAAAACCATAATTAGAATAAACAGTTATTGACATCAA